CCCTCCTCTCCCCCCCCGGACCGAAGGGCTCGAGGACCCCGGCGCACAAGCTCGTCCCTCCCGCCCGCGATCGCTCGGCAGGCCGGGAGGCGATCGAGCTCCTGCGCTCCATCGACGTTGAGCCCGACCCGTGGCAGGCGGACGTGCTGCTTGCTGGCATGGGCCGCGACCGTTCCGGGCGCTGGGCTGCCGACGAGGTCTGCGAGATCGTGCCGCGGCAGAACGGAAAGACGGTTCCGCTGCTCGGCCGCGTCCTGTGGGGTGTGACGCGCGGTGGTGAGCGCCTGGCGCTCTACTCGGCGCACCAGTACAAGACCGCGCTCGAGACCTTCCAGACGTTGATCTCCTGGTGCGAGCATCCGACGCTCGTGGCGATGAGCCCGAAGGTGCGAACAGGACGCGGCACCGAGCAGGTCGAGTTCCCGGGCGGCGCCCGCATCGCCCTCATCGCTCGATCGAACGTCTCGGGCCGTGGCTTCTCGCCTGACGCCGTCATTCTCGATGAGGCGTTCGCTCTCACAGACCTCCAGATGGCGGCGCTCAAGCCGTCGATGGCCGCCAGGAACGCCCCGCAGATGTGGTACGCCTCGTCGGCGCCGCTCAACACATCGTCTGTCCTGCGCCGCATCGCGCTTGTGGGGCGCCATGGCGAGTCGGAGTCGCTTTGCTTCTTCGAGTGGTGCGCCGACGTCGATGACGACCCCGCATCTCACAAGGCGTGGGCGAAGGCGAACCCGGCTCTTGGCGTCCGTCTCACCGAGCGCTTCACCGCGTCCGAGATGGCCAGCCTGGATCCGCAGGACTTCGCCCGCGAGCGGCTTGGGATCTGGCGCGAGGAGGGCATGGTTAGCGTGTTCGACCACGACGCATGGGAGTCGTGCATCGACCAGGCCGCCAGGCCACCGGAGGGCGCTGTGAGGGCGGTCGCCATCGACGTCTCGCCAGACCGCCACCGCGCTTGCATCGGCGCGGCCGGCGACCTCGGTGGCGGTCGTCACGTCGTCCAGGTGATCGAAGCCCGCGATGGAGTGTCGTGGGTCGTGCCAGAGCTCAAGAGCCTGGTCGCGGCGCACTCTCCCGAGGCCGTGGTCGTGGACGGCGCCGGACAATCGCAGACGCTCATCCCCGAGCTCGAGCGTGCCGGCGTGGCGGTCACGCGCACCAACGCCGCCGACATGGTCTCGGCCTGCGGGTCGTTCTACGACCGCGTCGTCGAGGGGCGGCTGGTACATCTCGACGAGACCGCCCTGACCGCGGCAGTCGAGGGGGCCAAGCAGCGCGACCTCGGCGACGGCTGGGCGTGGAACCGCCGCAACTCGGCTGCCGACATCACGCCGCTGGTCGCCTGTACCCTCGCCTCCTTCGGCGTGCAGTCGTTCGAGCGCAAGACGCTCACCCCACTGGTGGCGTTCGCGTGAGCCGCTACGGCCGCAAGCACCGCGAGATCCGCGCCGCGCGCCTTGCGGAGGCGTATGGGACGCCGTGCGTCCGCTGCGGGCAGACCATGAGGCCGGGGCAGCATCTCGACCTCGACCACACCGACGACGGGCGCTCCTACCTGGGGTTCTCACACCGCGGCTGCAACCAGCGCGCCGGGGCCCGCAAAGGCTATCGCGGGATGCTGCGCGCCAAGGGCCTCAACGGGGGTGTCTTCTAACCGGTGGGCAACGTCATCGACATCATCCGCCGGGCCGCAGGGATGGCGGAGCCCCAGGAGGAGCGGTCGCTCAACCCGATCTCCTTCGAGGACGTCATCGCGCAGTACTTCAGCTACAACGGCGTCTCTTACCCGCTCTCCCAGGGCAGCACGCTCGGCCAGAACACCCACGAGGTTGGCATCGAGTTCGCCTCCCTCGCCGAGCAGGCGTACAAGCAGAATGGGGTCATCTTCGCCTGCATGCTGGTGCGCCAGCTCCTGTTCTCCGAGGCGCGTTTCCAGTACCGCAGGCGCAGCTCTGGACGACCGGGGGAGCTATTTGGCTCCGACGCTCTGGCGCTGCTCGAGAACCCCTGGCCGGGCGGAACGACCGGCGACCTGCTGACGCGCTCGATTCAGGACGCCGACCTCGCGGGCAACTCATTCAACGCCCGCATGTCGGGCGGGATCCGCCGCCTGCGCCCGGATTGGACCGACATCGTCCTCGGCAGTCGCATGGAGACGACCAAGCCCGGGCTCGCAGCCGACGCCGAGGTGATCGGCTACCTCTACCACCCAGGCGGACGCGACAAGGGTGGTGAGCCGCTGACGTTCTTGCGCGAAGAGGTGGCCCACTTCGCGCCCATCCCCGACCCGACGGCGCGCTTTCGCGGCATGTCGTGGCTGACGCCGGTCATCAGGGAGATCCGGGCCGACTTCGCCATGACGGACCACCAGCGCTCGTACATGGAAAAGGGCGCGACTCCGAACATGATCATCAAGCTCGACCCCTCCATCGAGGAGGAGGCGTTCGATACATGGGTCCGCAAGTTCCGAGAGGGCCACGAGGGCGCTGCCAACGCCTACAAGACTCTCTTCCTCGGCGGCGGCGCCGATGGCACGGTTGTGGGCTCCAACCTGGAGCAGATCACCTTCAAGGAGGTCAGGGGATCGGGCGAGACGCGCATCGCCGCGGCTGCCGGCGTGCCCCCGGTGATCGTCGGCCTCTCTGAGGGCCTGGCGGCGGCGACCTACTCGAACTACGGTCAGGCCCGTCGTCGCTTCGCAGACGGCACGATGCGCCCGCTGTGGCGCGGAATGGCCGGCGCCCTGGCCTCAATCGTGCCGGTGCCCAACGGAGCGGAGCTCTGGTACGACGATCGTGACATCCCCTTCCTCCAAGAGGACGTCAAGGACGAGGCCGACATCAACTTCGTCCACGCTCAGGCGATCCGCTCCCTCACCGAGGCCGGATACGAGCCGAACTCGGTGGTGGACGCCATCACCAGCGGCGACCTGACGCGCCTGAATCATACGGGCGTCTACAGCGTGCAGCTCCAGCCACCCGGCTCCGGCAAGCAGGAGCCCGCCGACGACCCGTCCCCGACCAACGGCAGGTCATCCACTGACGCGGCTCTGCGAGCCCTCGAGGCATCCGCTAGGCAATGAGACCAACCACCCAATACCAGCAGTACCGAGGTGCCTGCGAGGCGCCTTTTTCATGCCATCACCCAGGAGGAAGGCCATGACCACCTTGACGCCCGGCACGGGCGACACCGACGCCGCCCTGCGGCCGCCCCGGGACGATGTGTTCCGCGCCGTGCTCGCTGGCGTCGAGATGCGCGAGGACGGGGAGCCCGGAGACGGCAGGACCCTCGTCGGACACTTCGCCCGCTTCGACGAATGGACGGAGATCGACTCATTCTATGAGGGTCGATTCCTCGAGCGGATCGCCCCCGGGGCCTTCAAGAAGACGATGCGCGAGAAGACGCCGCGCGTTCTCTTCAACCACGGACACGACTCGCTCGGACAGCAGGCGCTCGGAGAGATCACCGACCTGCGCGAGGACGCCGACGGCGCCTACTACGAGGTCCGCCTTTTCGACGGCCTGCCCGATCTTCTCATGGACGGCCTGCGCGCGGGCGTCTACGGCGCCTCGTTCCGATTCCGGGTGATGCGCGAGGACATCGTGCAGGAGCCCAAGGCGTCGGACGACAACCCCGCCGGGCTCCCGGAGCGGACCATCAAGGAGGTCCAGCTCTACGAGTTCGGGCCGGTGACGTTCCCGGCCTACGAGGGCGCTACCGCAGGCGTCCGTAGCGACTACCTCACCCTTCGCCACTCGGAGTCGGCCAGCGCGCCGCTCGAGCGGCTCATCACCTTCCGCTCTCTCGCCGCCGCGGCAGCGCCGCACGTCGAGGAGAAGGAGCCGCCCGCTGACAACCAGCCGGCGGAGCGCCAAACGCAGGACGCACCCCCGAAGGACAGCGCCGGGATCGACTCCCACTCTGGCCACGGGCGCCGCGACACCAGGCCGCGCGATCCACACGACCTCTCGTGGGTCCGCGGCAAGTCACAGCCCACAAGGAGCAACCAGTGGAGCCCATGACCCAGGAGGAGCGGCAGGCTCGCGTCAGCGAGCTGAAGCAGATTCTCGCCGACCTCAACAGCAGGTACCTCGATCGGGCGATGCCCGACGCCGAGCGCGACCAGTGGCAGGACACCGCCGCCGAGATCGCTGAGCACGAGAAGGTGATCGCCGAGCTCGCCGAGCGACGCGCTGTCGTGGAGGCGCTCGGTGACAAGGATGGCGCCCGCGAGGCGCAGCCCTTCCAGACCCACCGTCCCGGCGCGACCCGCGGCGACGACATCTGGGACCTGTCTACCATCCGCACGAGCATCGACTCCCCCGAGTCGGCTGTGCGCGAGCTGCGCGACCGCGGCCTTCGGGCGACCGAGGGGTTCAAGTTCCCCGACGTCTGCGACGCGGACGCCACGCGCGCCCGTCTCGACCGGCTGATCGACAAGAGCGAGGACGGGAAGGTCGCGCGGCACATCATCGCGACCGGATCGCCGCAGTACTTCCGGGCATTCGCCAAGAAGATCACCGAGCGGCACCTGTCTCCCGAGGAGCAGCGCGACCTGAACATCACGACCCCCGGCGACGGCGGGTACGCGGTTCCGGTCACCCTCGACCCGACGGTGATCCTCGTCTCCAACTGGTCGGTGAACCCCATCCGGGCCATCAGCCGCGTGGAGACCATCACCGGCAACACCTGGCAGGGCCTCACCTCGACCGGCATGTCTGCCGCCTACGCCGCTGAGTCGGCTGAGACGACCGACGGCAGCCCCGCGTTCCTCCAGCCGGAGATCAACGTGGAGCGGGCGCAGGCGCTCGCCATCTTCTCTCGGGAGCTCGAGGACGACTGGTCCTCGCTGGCCTCCGAGCTGGCGACCATGTTCGCCGACGCGAAGGATGACCTGGAGGCGACGAAGTTCATCAGCGGCGCCGGCCACGGCTCCAACGAGCCGCAGGGCGTCATCGTCGGAGCCACCACCGGCGCGGTGACCGGCAACACGGCTCAGACCGCAGGTGGCGGTTTCGGGCTGGAGGACATCTACGCCGTTCAGGCAGCCCTCCCCCCGCGGTTCCGTCCGCGTGCGACGTGGGTCGCCAACCAGGAGATTTACCAGCTCATCCGCAGGCTCGGTGAGTCGGCGTCCAACAACAGCACCGTCCTGGTCGACAACCTGCGCGGCGGCACTTCGGCCGATCAGGTCCCCGGCCCCGGCAACCTGGGCTACACGCTCCTCGGCAAGCCGGCTTACGAGTCGAGCGCCATGGACGTGTTCCCCTCGACGACCATCACCGCGGACCTCGAGATCATGATCTACGGGGACTTCCGTCACTACGTGATCGTGGACCGCATCGGCATGAGCGTGGAGCTGGTCCCGCACATGCTGGGCTCCAACCGCCTGCCCACCGGGCAGCGCGGGCTGATGGCCTACTGGCGCAACAGCGCCGAGGTCGTGGCGCCCAACGCCTTCCGTCTGCTGCACATCGAGAACACCTCGTAGCAGTCCGGCAGGACCAACCACCAGAGCGGGCGGGGGCCGAAGCCCCCGCCCGCTCACCCCACCAAGGAGAACAGCCCACAGATGGCCGCCGAAATGTACGTCGCCAAGGAGACCTTCTTCGTCGTGCTCGACGGGAAGCGCACGATCGTCGCCAAGGACCGCGACCTCGTGCGCGCCGGCCACAAGCTGCTCCGGCTCTACCCCGACAAGTTCAAGCTCGCCCCCGTCCGCTTCGACGTGGAGCAGGCCACAGCCGCGCCGGGCGAGAAGCGCGGAGAGACCGACAAGCCGTCCTCCGACTTCCCCAGGTACGCCGGGGGCGGATGGTACGTGACCCCCGACGGCGAGCGCTTCAGGGGACGCGACGCGGCTGTCGAGCACATGGGCACCCACCAGGCATGAAGGCCGCCATCTTCATCATGAACGCCCGGGCCATCCCCGAGGCGCTCGACTCCTACCGCGCCCTTGACATCGACCTCATCTGGGCGACCGGCTACACGGTCTCCGGGCTCGCTGACGGCGTTCACCGCGAGGCCGTGGAGTCCACCGACTACGACGCGATCCTCAACTTGAGTGACGACTGCGTGGTCGATCAGGACGCGCTCGATGCCGTCTTGGCGCTGCTCGAGGACGGCCACCCGGCCGCGACCGGGTGGTGCCGGATGGCCGTCGGCAGCGAGCAGGTCAACCTCTGCGACCGGCCCCTGTCGGCCGACGTTCCCTGGGCCAAGCCCTTCCCGTACTCGCTGATGATGCGAACGGACGTCATCGCCTACCCCGACGAGGTCGTGCCGACCAGCTTCATGGGGATGTCGCTCACCGGCATGACGCGGGACCTGTGGCAGCGGTTCCCATACGGATGTTTCACCGAGCGCCACCCCCGCGGCCAGTCGAGCGACTATCACCTCTCGCGTCGCCTGCAGGAGGCCGGCGTGCCCATGGTCGCCGCCCGCTCCGGCGAGGTGAAGCACCTAAAGGAGATGCGGATCCAGGGGACCTATTACGGCCCGGTCAAGCACCCATGGCTCGTCGGTGAGGTCGAGCCATCGCTGACGATCGACCCGGTAGCTGATCGGATGGTGGCCTGATGGCCTGGCAGCCCGACTACGTCTCCGGGGCCGACTTCAAGACGGCCGTTGGCATCAGTGACACCGCCGACGACCTGACGATCGGTTTCGCCCGCACCGCGGCCAGCCGCGCGATCGACCACTTCACGGGTCGCCAGTTCGGGGTTCTGTCGGCGCCCGCCCTGCGCCTCTACACCTCTCCGCCTTCTGGGGTCGTGGAGATCGACGACCTCATGACCGCGACCGGCCTCGCTGTGGTGGTGGACGGGACGACGCTGGTCAAGGACACCGACTACCAGCTTCGCCCGCTCAACGCCGCCGCAGACGGCCGCCCGTGGACGTCGCTGGCGTTTCTCGTCACGGTCCCATCGACCGAGGTGGGGGCGATCGAGATCACGGCCACATGGGGATGGACGGCGGTCCCGGGGGTCGTTTCGCAGGCCGCCCTGATACAGGCCATGCGCCTGTTCAAGCGCAAGGACTCACCCTTCGGGATCGCCGGCTCTCCCGAGCTCGGTTCCGAGATGCGCCTCCTCAGCAAGCTCGACCCGGACGTCGAGATGATGCTCGGCTCCGTCCGGCGAAAGTGGCTGGTGGCGTAGGTGCCCGCGCAGGTGGTGGCGGCCATGACGGCGTTGGCGGAGAACATGTCGGACATCGACGGGCTTCGCACATTCGCGTTCCCGCCCGACAGCGTGTCTCCGCCAGCGGCTGTCGTCGGATTCCCCGAGACGGTGGCGTACGACGCGACGATGGCTCGAGGCGAGGACCGGATCGTGTTCCCGGTCTACGTCTTGGTGGGCAAGGTATCCGATCGCACCGCCGCCCCGAGGCTCTGCGCGTACTTGGACGGCTCGGGCGCCACCAGCGTGAAGACCGCGATCGAGTCGGACAAGACGCTGGGCGGGGCTGCCGACTCCATCCGCGTGACCGATGCGGATACCTCGGTGATGACGGTCGGAGGAACCGACTATCTGGCCGCGACGTTCAGTGTCGAGGTCGTCGGATGAGCACCACTATGCGATCGGCCCTAGCGGGCCAGGAGGTCTGACATGGCAAGGGTTCACGGCAAGGATTCACACATCACGATCAACAGCGTGGACCTGTCGGCCTACTGCGACAGCGTCACGTTCAACGACGGCACCGAGGTCGGTGAGACCACCGGCATGGGCCAGGAGTCCAAGTCCTACATCGCCGGCCTGGATGACGCCACGCTCTCGCTCTCCGGCCGCTGGGACTCCACGGCGACGACCGGCCCCAACGCGGTGCTCACCGCCATCAAGGCGGGCAAGGTCGCGGTGACCTTCGAGTTCGGGCCCGAGGGGTCGGCCAACGGCGCGATCAAGAAGTCGGGCTCGGTCCTCATCACGGCATACAACACGAGCGCCCCGGTGGGCGACATCGTCGCCTTCACGGCCGAGTTCCAGGTCACGGGCGACGTCACCTCCGGCACGTTCTCGGCCTGATGGCCCGCGTCCACGGGAAGAACTCGTATCTGGAGGTCGATGGCGTCGATCTCTCGTCGTTCTGCGACTCAGCGACCGTCAACGACTCGGCCGAGGTGGCCGAGACAACGGGTTTCGGGAGCGAGGCGAAGTCCTACATCGCGGGGCTGGACGACTGCACCCTGTCGATCTCGGGCAAGTGGGACTCCCAGGCGGTGAAGGTGGTCCAGATCGCCGCGGCCGGAACCGTCAGCGGCGGCACCTACACGATCACCATCGACGACCAGGAGACCTCCGCCCTCAACCACGACGACGCCAACGCGACAATCGTGGCGGCGCTCAACGCGCTGTCAAACGTGGCCTCGGGCGACATCGTCCTGACCGGGGGCACCCTTCCCGGCACGGCCCTGGTGCTCACCTTCGCGCAGGCGTTCGTGGGGATTGACGTGCCGGTCGTGGTGGACTCCTCGAGCCTCACGGGCGGGGGCACGTACGAGGTCTCCGTGACGCTCCACGTCGGTCCCAATAAGACCCTCACCGCGGTCAAGGCCGGCAAGGTGGCCGTGCCCTACGTCTTCGGGCCAGAGGGCTCTGGAGCGGGTGCGATCAAGTACAGCGGCAACGCCCTCATCACGGCCTACAACACGTCAGCGCCCGTCGGGGACGTCGTCGCCTTCGCGGCTGAGTTCCAGGTCACCGGGGGCAACACCCCCGGCACGTTCTAAGGAGACCATATGGCGCTTCCAAAGCACACTCGCAAGTCCAAGAAGGTCCACGGCGTCACCTGCTACGCCCTCAACCGCGGGCAGACCCTCGAGCTGTCAGGTGCCGCCGATGCGGCCGAGAAGGCGGACGACGCGACCATCATGGAGCGGGCTCTGATCGCGGCCGGCACGAACAGCTCCGCGGCCCAAGCGGACTCCTACTACGCCAACGCCCCCGCGGGCGAGGTGCAGGACGTCGTCCAGACGATCATGGAGTTGTCTGGGATGGTGGATCTCCCAAAAGAGTCGAGCGCGGCTTGATGCTGGGCGAGATCGACGCCCTGGATTTCGTGCTGGCGACGCGCCTGGGCAAGTCGCTGGAGGAGATCCGCGAGCTGCCCAACACGGAGATCGTGGAGTGGGGCGCATTCCTCAAGTACGAGCGCGCGATGCAGGAGCTACACGGTGGCCGCTGACCCGGTGAAGATCGAGGGGCTGAGGGAGTTCCAGGCGAGCCTTCGCCGGATGGACCGCGGGCTGCCGAAGCAGATCCGGGTCGTGCTGAACGACGCCGTGAACGTCGTGGTGGACGGGGCCCGGCCCAAGATCCCCCGGCGATCCGGCAGGGCCGCGGCATCGCTCCGGGCGCAGTCCTCACAGCGCGAGGCGCGGGTGGTGGCCGGGGGCGCCAAGGCGCCGTACTACGCGTGGCTGGACTTCGGCGGGCGGGTCGGCCGCGCCAAAAGCGTGCGGCGCCCGTTCCTTAAGGACGGCCGGTTCATCTACCCGACCTACCGTGACCGCCGCGCCGAGTTCACCAGGATGATGGAAGCGGGCCTCAAGGACCTGGTGACCTCCTCGGGCCTGGACCCGAGCTGATGGCCAACAAGGTCACACTGACCTTCGCGGGCGACGCCAAGTCGCTCGAGGGCACGTTCCGCGGGGTCGGCCAGGAGGCAGAGAAGACCCGCGGGCGCTTCGACAAGTTGAAGACGGGCGCGAAGGTCCTCTCGGCCGCGGTCATCGGCGGGCTGGCCCTGGCCTTCAAGGCTGGCTGGGACGAAATGCTCGATGGGCAAAAGGTGGCGGCCCAGACCGAGGCGGTGCTCAAGAGCACTGGCGGTGTGGCGAAGGTGACCGCCTCCGACGTGGACCGGCTCTCGGGCTCCCTGATGAAGAAGTCCGGGGTGGACGACGAGGTCATAGCGAGCGGCGCCAACGTCCTGCTGACCTTCACGAAGATTCACAACGAGGTGGGCGCCGGGAACGCCATCTTCGACCGCGCGACGAAGTCGGCCCTGGACATGTCCGTGGCCCTCGGCACGGACATGAAGGGCGCGAGCATCCTGGTGGGCAAGGCCCTGAACGACCCGATCAAGGGCCTCACGGCCCTGGGCAAGTCGGGCATCCAGTTCACCCAGGCGCAGCGGGACTCCATCAAGGCGATGGTGGACAGCGGCAACACCATGGGCGCCCAGAAGGTGATCCTCAAGGAGCTGGAGACCCAGTTCGGGGGCAGCGCCGACGCGGCCGGGAAGACTCTCTCGGGCCAGCTCAACGTCGCCAAGCAGACGTTCCTGAACCTCGCGGGCTCCATCGTGGGCGCCGTCATCCCGGCGGTGCTCGGCATCACGGGCGTGTTGATCCCCCTGCTGGGGTGGTTCCAAAAGCACCAGACCGTCACCACGGTGCTGATCGGTGTCCTGGCCGGCCTGGCCGCGACGGTATGGGTGGTCAACGCGGCCGTGAAGGCGTACACCGCGGTCCAGCTCGTGCTGAATGCGGTCCTGTCGGCCAACCCCATCGGGCTGGTCATCATCGCCATCGCTGCGCTCGCGGCCGGCCTTATCATCGCCTACCAAAAGTCGGACACGTTCCGGGCCATCGTCAACGCGGCCTTCGCCGCCGTGAAGGTGGCGGCCGACGCGGTTAAGACGGCCGTCATGGGGATCGTGACTGCGGTAGTGGCGGCCTGGAACTCCCCGGCGGTGGGGGCGCTAAAGGCGTTCTACGTGGGGCAGTTCAATCTCATCAAGGGGGCCGTGCAGGCGGTCATTGACGTGGTGGAGTTGATCATCGGCGCGGTCAAGGCGGCGAACAACTCCAAGGTGCTGGACGCGATCCGGCAGGCGTTCGGCAACACGTTCTCTCCCATCAAGGACGTCATCGTGACCGTGGTGGACGCCCTCAAGAGCGTGGTCTCCTGGGTTGACACGGCGATCAAGAAGATTGGGTCGTTCCTGAGCAAGGCCAAGTCGGTCGCCGGCAAGAGCGGGAAGGACATCCTCGGGCTGGCGCACGGCGGGATCGTGACCAGCCCCACGGTCGCGATGGTGGGCGAATCGGGCCCCGAGGTCGTGATCCCTCTGACCCGGCCCAAGCGCGCCCAGGAGCTGATGGAGGCCACCGGGCTATCGGGCGGCGGCGGGGGGATGACGGTCACCTTCACCGGCGACATGCATGTCCGCGAGTCCACGGACGTGGATCTGGTCGTTTCTCGGCTCGGCCGGCGGATGATGATGGCCGGCTGATGATCGACTGGCTCAACATCGACGCGCTCCAGATCCACGGCGGCGCCACGATCAAGGCGGTCTCGCTCTCCATGGGGAGCCCGGGGCCGCGCGATGCCATGGCGGCCCGTCCGTCCGACCACGGTGCCACGGACGTGACCCGCTTCTACGGCCCCCGCTCGTGGGAGCTGACGGGCAACATCGAGGGCCCCGACATGGGCGCAATGTGGGAGGCGGTGGACGCCGTAAAGGGGGCCCTGGTGCTGGGCTCCACCCACGTGATGACCTTCCAGCGCACGGGGCTGACCTTCGACGAGCGCGCGGTTGTCCGCGTCGGTTCCCCCGTGGACGCCATGGCCCTGTCCTCTCCGGCCCCCCTGATCCGGTTCGGCGTGTCCCTCCTGGCGGCCGACCCGCGCATCTACTCCAACACGCTCAACACGTCCTCGTACGACCCGACCGATTCGGGCACGGGCGGGCTGGTGTTCCCCCTGGTGTTCCCCCTGGACTTCCAGGCGTCGGACACGGCTGGGCGGATGTCCGTGGACAACGAGGGCAACATCGCCAGCCCGCCCATCTTCGTTGTGACCGGCCCGGTGACCAATCCCATCATCGACAACGAGACCACGGGCGAGTCGATCTACACCCAGGAGACCGGACTGGCCTCGGGCGACACGCTGACGGTGGACGTGGCCGCGCGGTCGGTGGTGCTCAACGGGACGACCTCGAGGCCGGACCTACTCGACAGCTCTCGGACCGATTGGCTCTACATCGAGCCCGGCGTCAATCAGCTCCGGCTCCGGGGCTCAGACATGGTGGCCACCGAGACCGAGCTGGCGGTCTCCTTCCGAAACGCGAGGATCTGATGACCGTCGTCACTCCCCCCCTGTTCCTCAACGTGGACTCCGAGTACACGGCGGCGGATCTTGGCCTGCCGTACCGCGACCTCATCGCCGAGGGAGTGGTGGGCTCGAGCGACATGGCCGTGTCCGAGCGCGGGGCGGGCGCCAACATGAGCGTTGACGTGGCCGCGGGGGTGGCCTGGGTCCAGGGGGACGAGTCGGCCACCCAGCCCACCTACCGCTGCTACAACGACGCGACGGTCAACCTGGCGATCGCCGCGGCAGACGGGACCGACCCGCGCATCGACCGCGTGATTGCCGAGGTGCGGGACGCCGTGTTCGCCGGGGTCTCGACTGACTGGCGCCTGCGGGTCATCACGGGCACGCCCACGGCCGGCGCGACCCTGACCAACCTGAGCGGCGCCGCCGCGGTGCCCAACAACGCGCTGCTGCTGGCCAACGTGTCGATCCCGGCCACGGACACGACCATTGCGGACGCGCAGATTGGGGACGTGCGCCCGCGGGCGAAGGCGGGGCTC